CTACCTTTCGACTGTGTGCCCCCACCAGACGACTTTACCGATAATACCAAGCTGCTCGGCATCGATGCCCGTGCGTCGCTCGGGCGGCAGCCGCAGAGCAGTGTTGTCGGAGTGGAGCCAGAGCTCTCCTGAAGTGGAATGCTCGACACGTTTGATCCGCGCCCCACTGTCCTCATGCACGGCATATAAATCAGCGCGAAGTGGCTTGGCGGCCTGGCGGGGGCGGATAGGCACTGTGGATTGAGCGGTGTCAATTAGTACCATGTCGCCGGGTGCCAAGGTGGGCTGCATGCTTTCGCCGCGCACGCGTGCCAGCCGAGCGTTTGCCGGGGAAACACCGATCTTGCGAAGCCAGTCGCGCCGAAAGACGAGGTACTCGATAATTTCCTCGTTGCCATTCAAGGCGCCTGGCCCGGCCGCAAGCTCTGCTTCGTGAAGCGCTACCCGAGCATAAGCTGTATGGTCGAGCGTTACTTGTTCGACCGGGCCCAGATCCCGGTGTTCCCCGAGATAAAACTCAAGATTCAGCGCTTCGGCAAGCGCAAAAACTCGGTCTATTCCGGGAGAAGAACCCTTGCGTAGGCTTTGGATCGCTGTGTTGTCCGCCTTTCCGAAGGCGCGCAGGCAGACCTCGGCCTGACTCAAGCCGAGCTCCTTCCGACGCTTTTCCACAAGCTCGTAGATGTAGTCCGCGCTGAACATGGTGGAAAAATGCACCAAACACGTCCGCCGCACAAGTGAGCCGTTATGGAAATACACCGTTTCTATAAAGTGTAATATTGCCATTGACTGATAGTGTAAAATTTCCATAATGGTAGCATGGATTACGAACACCTCGCCAAACTTGCCGCCACCCTTGCTGCCCATACGGGCCGCTCTGAGTTCACGATCGCCAAATGGTGCGGCGTTCATGCGCGGCTGTTTCATCGCCTTCGTAAGGGCGAGGGGTGCAGGGTGGACACTTTCAACCATGCGATGCGGGCGATTTCGGAACGTTGGCCGTCCGATCTTGAATGGCCACGTTCGATCCCGCGGCCCAACAAACCAAGGGAGGCCGCGTGATGTCGGGCTTCTGCCTTCAGCGCCAGGGGCGCGGCTGGATTGTTGCAGGGCCGAACGGGCGCGCGCTGACCGGGGTCTATGGCGACCGCAACCTTGCCGCGGTGCGGTTGGGCGAATTGCAGGACCTGGCCGAGACCACCGAGCGGCGGATGCGGCGGGCCTGCATGTGCTGCGGGCGCGAGTTTCTTTCGGCAGGCATCCAGAACCGGCTTTGCGCAGGTTGCCGGACCGGAACGCCGGTCGAGCACATGCCCGCGCGGTCGCGCCATACGGCGAAAGCAGGGGGTAGGACATGACGCTCATGCGCAAACTGATCGCTGGCGCGCGCTGGCTGGACAACCACTGGCTGGGCGACCTGATCGGGGCAGTGTGCCTGATGATCATCGGCTACAGCGGCTTTTTCATCGCGGGAATCCTGCAATGATCGGCCGCGGCACGGCACCCGGGCCGCGGTCCGGGTACGAGATCGTCAAATTGCTGCGCGCCAAGCTTGCGGCGGCGCGCCTGGCGGCGAAAGCGGCCGATGCGAGCGACGACGAGGACCAAAGTTTCGATCTTTGGGCCAGCCATGACGCGCTGGTCGACGAGATCCTCGAGCTGCTCGCGGCACTCGAGGATGGCGAGCATTTCAACACGATCGCCGCGGTTCTGGCGGGCTTCGAGGGCCGGACATGAGGGATGCGATGCACCATAACGGGCCGATTGCGCAATGGCAGCGCGCCAACGAGTTGCTGACCGAGGCGCGCCGGTTAATGCCCCTGATGAGGGCACGCCAGGGCTCGCCCATGCGCGATGCCGCCACGCAGGCCTATGTCGAGGCGGTCGACGAGCTGGTCGCGGTGCTCGGCGTGATGGCCGATACCGGCGCGCTCGAGCCGGTCAGCGAATATTTTTCCGTGGTCTATGGGGGTTGAGCATGCATGCCGCGCCCCTGACTTCGCCCCGCCTGCAGCGAGTGCTGGCCGTGCTCGGCGACGGGCGTGCCCACACGACGCGCGACATCGTGCGGCGCGGTCGGGTGATGGCGGTGAACGCTTGCGTGGCCGAGCTGCGCGCGCATGGGGCCGAAATTAGCTGCACCGCGCGCATCATCACCGGGCGGCGGAGGTTTTTCTATCTGATGACGAAGGGGCCTGAGGTGGCGAGCAAATGACGGAGATCATTCCTTCCGTAACCGAGCTGCCAATTGCGTACATCGCGGTGCCGCCTGATCGCTTGCGCCCTGTTTCTGCCGCGACGACTGCTGTGCTGCGGCAGGTGATCGGCGAATTCGGGTTCACGGTGCCGGTGCTGGTGCGCAAAACGCGCAATGGGTTTGTGCTCGTCGACGGGGCGAACCGGTTGGCGGTCATGACCGAGATGGGCAATGAGACCATCCCGGTCGTGGCGATCACCTGCCGCGACAACGAGGCGCGGGCGCTCGAGGCGAGCCAGAACCTCGCTGGTGCGGGCATGACGCCTGTTGATGATGCGATTTTTCTTGCGGCCTACAGTGCGGCGTATGGGGAAATGCACCCTGAAACCAGAGCCGGAGTCGCGGGTGGGCTTGCGAGGCAGGGATTAGCAACGGAACTAAGTTCCTTTGCTGAAACCATTGCCGAGAAGCGGGCTCTGACTGTGCGCCAGGTGAGGAAGATCGCCCGCGCCGGTCGTTTGATCAGCCGCGACGAAGCATATTGGCTGCGCACCGCGCCGAAAAAGGTGACGCTTGCCGACCTGCTGCTGCTCGGCAAGATCGGCGACCCAGACGAGCGTAGTGCAGTGGTCGCGGCGCTCGCGGAAGGCCGGAAAGCCACCGCGGCGCGCAAGGCCTATCTGGCCGCGAAGAACGGCGCCGCGCCTTCGGTCAAGTATCCCGCCGAGGATGGTTTCAAGGCGCTGATCGCGCTTTGGGGGCGGGTACCGAAGGCCTCCAAACGGCGCTTTGCCGAGCATTTTGCCACCGAACTGCAGGAATTGATCGATCAGGCGGATGGGGAGGGGCAGGAATGACCTCTGCCGCACCCGATCGGCTCTGGTGGAGCGCGGAAGAAATAGCCGCCGCAGCACTTCCCGACATGCCGTCGACCCGCCAGGGCGTCGAGGCGCTGATCAAGCGGGCTGGCTGGCGCCAGGACACCTTGCACGCGCGTCGCCGCGCGGGCCGTGGCGGTGGTTGGGAATACAGCTGGCAGCTTCTGCCGGTGCGCGCGCGCCACCAACTGATGCGGTCAGAACGAGCACCCAGGGAACCCGAGCGCATGGGGCGCGACGAAGCCTGGACGTGGTTCGAAGCGCTGCCCGAGGCGGTGAAGGCCAAGGCGCGCGTCAGGCAGAGCATTTTGCAGAAGGTCGAGGTACTCGAGCCCGCGATCGGGCGCCAGAGCGCGGTGACCGAGGTTGCCCGCCTGGAAGGCCTCGGCGCGCGCACGATCTGGTCGTGGCTGGCGCTGGTCGAAGGCGTGCGTGCCGACGACCGCCTGCCATACCTCGCGCCGCGCCACCGAGCAGCGCCCGAGCGCCCGCGGGCGAAGGACTGCAACCCTGAGTTTTTCGCGCTGATCAAGAGCGATTATCTGCGCCTTGAACAGCCGCCCTTCACCGATTGCTATCGCCGCTCGGTCAAGCGGGCCCGTGCCGAAGGCTGGGACATTCTGCCGGAGCGCACGATGCGGCGGCGGCTCGATGCGGCCGTGTCGCAGGTCAGCCAGGTGCTGGCGCGCAAGGGGCTCGACGCCGTGAAACGGATGTATCCCGCCCAGGTGCGCGACAAGACCGCAATGACAGTTCTCGAGGCGGTCAACGCCGACTTCCACAAGTTCGACGTCTTCGTGCGCTGGCCCGCCGCGCGTGGCGAAAAGCCGGTGATTGGGCGCGCGCAGATGGTGGCGTTTCAGGACATCTACTCTGGCCGCATCCTTGCCTGGCGCGTGGATCAGACCCCGAACGCGACCGCGGTGCTGCTGTGTGCGGGCGACATGATCGAGAGCTGGGGCATTCCGCAGCATGTGCTGCTGGACAACGGCCGCGAATTCGCTGCCAAGGCGATCACCGGGGGCAGCCCGACGCGCTACCGCTTCAAGGTGCGCGACGAGGACATTCCGGGCCTGTTCACGGCGCTCGGCTGTGAGATCCATTGGGCCACGCCCTATGCGGGCCAGTCGAAGCCGATCGAGCGGGCATTTCGCGACATGTGCACCGCGATTGCCAAGGATCCGCGCTTTGCGGGCGCCTGGACCGGCAACCGGCCCGAGGCAAAACCTGAAAACTACGGCAGCCGCGCCATCGACCTCGAGCAGTTTCTCGAGGTGCTTGCCGAAGGGATCGAGGAACACAACACACGGCAGGGGCGGCGCTCCGAGGTCGCATGGGGGCGCAGCTTTGCCGAAGTGTTCGACGAAAACTATGCCATCGCCCCGATCCGCAAAGCCACCGAGGCGCAGCGGCGGCTCTGGCTATTGGGCGCCGAGGGTCTGCGGGCCGACAGCCAGTCAGGATGTGTCCGCTTTCAGGGCAGCGAGTTCTGGTCCGAGTGGATGCATGAGATTGCCGAGCAGCGGGTCATCGTCCGCTTCGACCCTGCCGCGTTCTTCGACGGGCTGCACATCTACAGCCAGGACAACGCCTATCTGGGCCACGCGACTTGTCTGTTGAAAACCGGGTTCTTCGACATGGACGAGGCGCGCGCGCATGCGCGGGCCCGCAACGCCTGGCTCGCCGCAGAAAAGACGGCGCTGGCCGCGCACCGGAAATACAAGGCGGCCGAAATCGGCGAAGGGCTCACCGCGCTGACGCCGCCCGATCTGCCGAGGCCGGAGGCCAAGGTGGTGCGGCCGGTCTTTGCCAAGCCCGTGCCAAAATCCGCGCGCAAGGCGCCCGCACCGGATCTCGAGCGCGCGCAGGCGACGATCGTCGCCGATCTGGCGGCGCATCGTAGCGCCCCGGTGCGCGTAGCCGAGGAAGAGCCGCGCGAGCGGTTCCGCCGTGCGCTCGAACTCGAACGAGCATTGGACGCGGGCGACCGGCTGACCGCCGAACAGCAACGCTGGCTCAGCGTATACCAGACCCAGCCCGAATACCGGGCCGAGCGCATGCTCTGGGACGAACGGGGCGACACGATCTTTGGCTGAGAAAACCGCCGGGTGCAAACGGCCCACGGCGGAAAACACGAGCGGAGGCGAGGGAACGATGACGGACGAACCGAGGCTTTACAACAGCGTGGCACCCCTGCGGAATGTAGCGGCTTTGCTGACGCTGATTGATCGGGTGCAGACGCGCGCGCATGGGTTGCCGGGCATGGCCACCTTCTACGGGCCTTCGGGCTACGGCAAGACTACTGCGGCGGTCTATGCCACCAATCGTTTCCGCGCCTGCCACATCCAGATTCAGGCGCTCTGGCGCGCCAAGACCCTGCTGCAGGAGATCGTGATCGAACTTGGCCTTCGGCCCGCGCGCACGGCGCCCGAGCTGTTCAACCAGGCGGCGGAAGAACTCGCGCGCTCGGGCCGCCCGCTGCTTCTGGACGAGGCCGACCACCTAGTCAGCGACAAGATGATCGAGGTGGTGCGCGGGCTCTACGAGGCCTCGGGTGTGCCGGTGATCCTGATTGGCGAGGAGCTTCTGCCGCAGAAGCTGCAGCGGTGGGAGCGCGTACACGGGCGCATGCTCGACTGGGTCGCGGCCGAACCGGCGAGCCTTGCGGACGTCGGTCACATGGCGCCGATTTACGCGCCGGGCATCGAGATCGCCCCGGACCTGCGCGAGATCTTGCTGAAATCCTCGCGTCGCTCGATCCGTCGGGTGGCGATCAACCTCGCGCTGATCAACGAGCACGCGAAGGTGCGCGGGTTGGTGCGGGTCACCGCCGCCGACTGGAAAGGCGCGTTCTTTACCGGCGAGGCCCCCGCGGCGCGGCGCGATGAAATGGCCGAGGAATTCCGCCGCAAGGCCGATGCCAAAAGGAGGGTCGCGTGATGTTCCTGACCCCGGAAACCCGAATCGCGCTCGCAGATGCTGCCTGGGCGGTGGCGCTGCGGCTTGGCACCTTTGGCTACGCCGAGATCAGCGCCGAGCTGCACGTCAGCATGTATCAGGCGACCGAAATCGTGCGCGCCTGGGAAAAGGACGGCGCCTGCATCAATATCCAGCGCGGGGTCGGGCGGCGGAACCTCTATCGTGTCGTGGCGGAATTTCCGCGCACGCGCGAGGCAGGCACTGGCGGCTCGGTGCCACTCAACCTCTGGACCTCGATGCGGGGACTGAAAAGCTTCACGCCCACCGATCTTGCGTCACATTCCTCGACCGTTTCAGTGCCGGTCAGGCTGGAAGCCGCGCAGGGGTACTGCCAGGCGCTTCTGAAGGCGGGCTACCTCAAGGTCGAGCGCACGGCAGTGCCGGGGCGGCGCGAGGCGATCTACCGGCTGATCCGCAACACCGGCCCGCGGCCGCCACGCGAGCGGCGGGTGCGCGCGCTCTGGGATGACAATCTCAGTGAACTCGTGCTGCTGAACGGGGGCTTGCAATGAGCCGCCCGCTCGAAATTGCGCGCGCCGCCTGGGGCGATGCCTTGCCGGACTGGGTCGAGGCGCTGGCGGTCGAATGCACCGCCACCAGCCAGAACCGGGTTGCGGCGCGCATGGACCGCTCGCCTGCGTTGATCAGCCAGGTGTTGCGCGCCAAGTATCCGGCCGATTTAAGCGCCGTTGAAGAGCGGTTCAGGGGGGTGTTTCTGGCGGGCCGCGTGGCTTGCCCGGCGCTTGGCACCCTGCCGTCGCACGAGTGCCAGGATTGGCGTGCCAAGTCGCGCGCCTTTGCCACCGGCAACCCGCTCCGGGTGCGGATGTTTCGCGCCTGCGCTGCCTGCCCGCGCAACGCGAGGGAGGACCAGCGATGATCAGCACTGAGGAACATCAGGCGCTTTTCGACCGGCTCGAGCATCTGATTGCGCTCTTTCCATCGCAGGCAGCGTTCGCCCGCAAAGTCGGAATCGACCCGAGCGTGCCCGCCGACTGGAAAGCACGCATACGTCAACCGCGCGCACTGACACTGATGAAGGTGTGTGCCGCAACCGGTGCCGATGCCAACTGGTTGCTGCTGGGCCGGGGGGTGCCGCCTCGCGGCGTGAGGACACGCGATGTCTGAGCGTTGGACCCTGCCAGAAATGCTGACCCTCGCTGCGCGCGGCCTCGGCAAGATCGATGCCGCCGGGCTGCGCGGCGCGAGCCTGGTCAGCACTGACGAACTTACCGCGATGGCCGGGGCGCTCGCCGCCTTCGGCCTCGTGCCGATCCCGCCGGGGGCCCCCGTGCCCGACCGGCTCATCATCACCCATCAAGGAGACCGGGCATGACCCCCGAAACCCCCACGCCGCGCGTGCCTGACGGCCGCTTCGAGCTGAACGGCAAGCCCTACATGGCCGACGCCAAGGGCGGCCTGAAACCTGTCGAGATGATCAAGGCGCAGGATCTGCTGCAAGACGAGGTCACGCGCAAGATCGTGGGCTACGCGCTCGAGCTTTCCGACCAGATCGCGCGATTCAAGGAGCATACCTTCGACGATATTGGCGGCTTCGATGCAATCCTCGAGCAGGAATACGGCGCAACCATCGGCGGCGCCAAGGGCAACAAGACGCTGCAGAGCGTCGATGGGCTCTACAAGGTGCAGGTGCAGGTGGCCGATCATATCGACTTTGGCCCCGAGCTGCAGATCGCCAAGGGGTTGGTCGACGAGTGCCTCAACGAATGGTCGGCCGAGGCCCGCCCCGAAATCCGCGCGATCGTGACGCGCGCGTTCAACACCGACAAGGCCGGGCAGATCAACCGCTCGGAGATCTTCATGCTGCTCAGGCTCGACATCTCGGATCCGCGCTGGCTGCGCGCCATGGCAGCGATCCGCGATGCGATGCGCGTAGTGGGCTCGAAGACCTATGTGCGCTGCTACGCGCGGCCACGCCACGACGCGGGCTGGACGGCAATCACCATCGATCTGGCGAAGGCCTGAGGAGGGCGACATGAGCGCGGTCAAGACGATCTATGCGGGCATTCGCGCCCTCGGCATCGCCGAGGAAGAGGATCGACGTGACCTCTTCGAGCGCGTCACCGGCAAGCGTCGGCTGCGCGAGATGACCCCGAATGACAAGACCGCGGTGGTGGTCGAACTCAGGCGGCTCGGCTTTGGCGAGGCGCGGGCGGGGGCTGGGCGTAGACCCGCGGCCTCCCGCGCCGATCTTCGCTTCATCCATGTGATGTGGCGCCTGCTGGGCGAAGCAGGGGCGCTGAAAAAGCCGGGTCGCGCCGGGCTCAACAGCTTCATCCGTTCGCGCTTTGAAGCCAAATGGGGTGCGATTCCGGTCGACATCGATGTGATGCGCGAGCCTGGCCAGATCAACGACGTGATGCGCGCGCTGAAGGATTGGTGCGGGCGGGCAGGGGTGGAGCTGAAGTGAGTGCATCCGCCCAAAGCGATCGCATCGAAGTGAGCGCATGACGGCGTTGCCACCCCCGCCAGCACACGTCGAGCCCTATGTTCGGGTACTGGGCATCGAGGGCGCGGTGACGTTTCTGCTGACCTTCGGCGGCGCCGAGCTTTACCTCGCGGCCAACCCCAAAGGGCGCGGCAAGCTGGCCGAGCTCGTCGGGATCGATCGTGCCGCGGCGCTCGCCCGTGCCGCCGAACACCTGCCGCGGCGGGTGCCGACTGCCAAGCCCTGGGTGGCGCGCGTGATGCACGCAAAAGGCTTGCCGAAAGCCGAAATTGCCCGCAGATTGCACACGAGCGACGTCTCGGTGCGCCGCTGGATCGATGCCGCGCCCGGCCCGGGTGTCGCCGATCCGCGCCAGCTTCCCCTGATCTGAGCCTGCCCCCACAAGCCCTTGCGGGTGTTTTCATGCGCCGCCCGCGGCCATGCTGGCGGCGTCAGCGAGGGCCGATTTGCCCTCTTTCCCGGAGGGCCAGATGCAGACCAGCGAGAAGGGGATTGCCTTCATCGAGCGACAGGAAGGCGTGATCCTGAAGGCCTATCGTGATCCGGTCGGGATCTGGACGATCGGCTCGGGTCTGACCGCCGCGTCAGGCGTGATCAAGCCGGTGGCGGGCATGGTGCTCTCGCGCGCACGCGCGCGCGAGTTCTTGAGTCAGGCGCTCGCCGCGAATTACGAACCCGGTGTGGCATCCGCGATGCCGGGTGCCGAGCAGAATGCGTTCGATGGCGGCGTATCGTTTCATTTCAACACCGGCGCCATTGGCCGCGCGAGTTGGGTGGGCAAATGGCGGGCCCACGATCTGCCGGGCGTGCGCACGGCGCTGCTGCTTTGGAACAAGGCAGCCGGCAAGGTTTTTCCTGGGCTGCAGCGGAGACGCGAAGAGGAATATCTACTGATCGCCAAGGGCATCTACACGGCGAACCCGCCGCCCGCTGCTCGTGGCATCTTTGCCGGGTTCGGCATCATGGTTGATGCGGCCGAGGTGCAGCACATCCGCGACGGCTTCCAGGCGCTCGGATATGCGGTCACCGGCGCGCCCGGCACCACCGGCATTTTGCGAGAAGGCGTCGAGGTTTTCCAGCGCGACTATGACCTGACGGTCGACGGCATCATTGGCAAGGCCACGCTCTCAACGCTGCAACGGGCACTGGATGCGCGCACCAAGGCCGCCTCGGCTGCCGTCGCCACTGGCGCCGGGGGCGGTGTTGCCGCGACCGATACGCTCGCCGATCCCGCCGCGTTGCCGCCCTGGCTTGGCTGGGCGGTGCTGGTGCTCGGCGCGCTCTGGCTTGCCTGGCTTGCTTTCACCTACCGCGATGCGCTTGCCGCGCGCGTGCAACGAAAGATGCCGCGGCTCGCGGCGTTCCTGAGGAGTTTCTGACCATGTATTCCGCCCTGATTGCCCTCGCCGCTCAGATCGGCGTGCCTCTGATCGAGAAGGTGCTTTCCCGCAAGCTCGGCGCGGGCAGTGCCGAACTGATCACCGACGTGATCCGTGCCATCGCCGAGCGCGCCGGAGTTGCGCCCGAAGCGCTGCCGTCGCTGGCCGAAAACAACCCGCCGCTGGTGATCGACGCGATGCGCGCGACCGAGGCGATGGCGCCCGAGCTGATCGCGCTCTACGCCGCGGGCATCGAGGCGCAGTTCGCGCTGGCGAAGGCCGAAACCGAAAGTGAGCACTTCCTCAGCTGGGCCTGGCGCCCAGCAGCGATGTGGGGCTTTGGGTTCCTCTGGTTCTGGAACATCGTGATCCTGCATGTCGCCAACGCGTACTGGAAGATCGCGTTGCCGCAGACTGACCTCGGCACGCTCTTTCAGCTCAACGCCGTCTACATGGGCCTCTACATGGGCGGCCACACGGTCAAGGACTTCGTCGACACCCGTTGGGGGGCGAGCAAGTGACGGGATCGGAATTGAATATCGCGCCGCTGATTGTCTGGGTGGTCGGGCTTTCGACGCTGCTGTCGTTTGGCACCACGGTCTGGAACCTGGTCAATTCGGGCTCGAGGCAGAATGCGCGGCGTATTTCCGACCTTGAGCACCTGGCCGAAGGACTGGGGCGCGAGGTGACCCGGCTTAGCGACAAGCTCGGCCAGATGCCGGACCAAAACATGATGCACCGGCTGGAGCTGTCACTTGCCCGCTTGGAGGGGCACATTGACCGGCTCGACGAAAGGCTGAAGCCGGTCGCGGCGATTGCGGAGCGGATGCAGGAAGTCCTGATCGAGCAGGGGCGGAAGTAACATGGACATGGCGCAGCGCATCCGGGAAGACGCCCGGTTGATCATTCTCAAGGAGCTGGGCAAGCAAACCGATGAACGCCTGCACTCGGGGCAACTGACAGCGGCTCTCTATGCCTATGGCGGCATCGACCGCGAGCGTGAATGGGTGCATGGCGAGCTCGACTGGCTCGCCGAAATGGGTGCCGTGACACTGACCAAGCCGGGCTCTGTGGTCATTGCCACCTTGACTGAAAAGGGTGCGCGCCATCTGCGCCGGGCGATTGCCATCGAAGGCATCTCGCGACCCAGCCGCGGCGGTGAGTGACATGGCAAAAGCCGCCCCCGACAAGGTGACCCGCGGCCGCCTTTCGGCGATCGATCTGATGCCGCCCGAGGCCGATGGCATCATCAGCTGGGCCGCGGCCGAGCTTGGCCTGCGTGAGCGCACCCAGACCGACATCTACGCCGAGTTCGTCGGCAAGTGCGAAGATCTCATGGCCGAGCACCGGGGAGAACTCGAGTTTGCGATCCCGGCGTTTTCGAGCTTCAACCGCTATTCAATCCGGCTGGCTCGTCTGACGCGGCGGCTCGACGAGACCCGCCAGATCGTCTCGGCGCTGTCGGCCAGCTTCGATGCCAAGGACAGCGACGACCTGACCATCATGACCGCCGAGACGATCAAGGCGCTGGTGCTGCACATGCTGGGCGATGGCGCAGACGGGATCGAGCCCAAGGACGCCATGCTGCTGGCAACCGCCTTCAAGTCGGCGGCACAAGCGCAAAGCATTTCGACCGACCGGCGCCGCAAGGTCGAGAAGGAGTTCGAGAGCAGGATCGGCACGGCCGTCGAGACGGTGGCGCGCGCCAAGGGGCTGACGGCGGAAACCGCCGAGGCAATCAAGGCGCAGATCCTGGGGGTGGCCTGATGGGAGATCTCGAGATCGGCGCCCTGGTCCTGGTCGGCAATGACGCCTGGTGCCACGCCTCCTTCGCGACGCGGGCCTGTGCCTGGGCTTTCGGCCAACACCAGGTGTTCACGCATCTCGGGCTCAAGTTGCGGATTTCGATCTGGCGCGGGCGGCCCTATCTGTTGACACTGCGCGAGGTCGCGGCATGACCGCCCCGATCTCGGCCGCAGATTGGGAGCGTCAGCGCCGGGCCGCCACCGAGGCCATGCCCGACGTCATCGCGCAACTCGGCCTGCCGAAGGTGCTGCTGCCCTATCAGGCGCGCACCGTGTCGCTTCTGGAATCGACCGCAGCCCGCGTGCTCTTCATCGAGAAATCGCGGCGCGTTGGCCTCACCTGGGGGCTGGCGGCCTATGCCGTGTTGCGGGCTGGGCGCGAGAAATCGGCGGGCGGCATGGATGCGATGTACATCTCCTACAGCCAGGAGATGACGCGCGAGTTCATCGACGCCTGCGCGATGTGGGCGCGCGCCTTCGCGATGGCGGCAATGGCAGCGGACGAGCTGTTGTTCGAAGACGCAAACCCCGCCGACCCCAGCGACACCAAGCACATCCAGGCGTTCCGCATCCGCTTTGCCTCGGGCTTCGAGATACTCGCGCTCAGCTCGGCGCCGCGGGGGCTGCGGGGCAAGCAGGGCGTGGTGATCATCGATGAGGCGGCGTTCGTCGACAGTCTGGCAGAGCTTCTGAAGGCGGCTCTGGCGTTCCTGATGTGGGGCGGGCAGGTGGTTGTCTGCTCGACCCATAACGGCGCCGACAACCCGTTCAACCAGACGGTTCAGGACATCCTGGCGGGCCGCGCCCCGCACAAGCACGTGCGCATCGATTTCGACGACGCGCTGCGCGACGGGCTTTACCAGCGCATCTGCCTCGTGACCGGCAAGGACTGGTCGCCCGAAACCGAGGCGACCTGGCGGCAGGAGATCATTGACTTCTACGGCGACGGCGCCGACGAGGAACTGTTTTGCGTCCCCTCCATGAGCTCGGGCGCTTGGCTGCCCGCGCCGCTGATCGAGGCGCGGATGACCGCCGAGGCGCCGGTGCTGCGGCTCGAGCTGCCGGGCGACTATCTCTACCGCTCGAAGCTTGACCAGGCGGTGCTGCTTGCCCCGTTCATCAAGGATCTGGCGGATGCGGTCGCGGCGCTCGATCTGACCGCGCAATTCGCCGCGGGCTTTGACTTCGGTCGAGTCGCGGACCTTTCAACGCTGTCGTTACTGGCCATTGAACAGCGTCTTAAACGGCGCGAGGCGCTCTCGATCGAGATGCGCAACGTGCCCGGCGACGAGCAGAAGCTGGTCGTCGGCTCGGTGCTGGAACATGTGCGGGGCCGCCTGGTCGGGGCGGCGTTCGACGCCACCGGCATGGGCTGGACACTGGCCGAAGACATGGGCCGCCGTTTTGGCCTGCGCTCTGACCCCGAAGGCTCGGGCGCGATCATGGCGGTGAAATTCACCGAGGAATGGTACCGCCTGCACATGCCGCCGCTGAAGGCCGCGTTCGAGGACGACATGATCGCGATCGGCGCCGACGCCGAGCACCTGTCGGATCTGCGGGTGATCAAGGTGATCCGCGGTATCGCCCGCGTGCCGGTGACCCGCGAGGGCGAGAAGGGCAAGCGGCGCCACGGCGACTATGCCATCGCGCTGGCACTGGCGCATTTCGCGAGCCGCATGCGCTGGGTCGAATACGGCTACCGCGCCGCCACGCCCGTGACCGGAGCAGGCAACAATACCGCCGACGCCGACGATGCGCGGCGCGACGACAACTGGTGGCGCCCGCCGCTCGGCGCGCGCCTGAGAGGAGGCTTCTGATGGCCCGCACGCCCACACTGCTGGATCGCTGGGGCCGCCCGATCGAGCGCGCCGTCCTGAAACAGGAGGTCGCCGCAGCGACCGTAGGTGGCGTGCGCACGCCGATTTCGGGCTATCCGGCCGATGGGCTGAACCCGGTGCGGCTGGCGCATATCTTGCGCGAGGCCGATCAAGGCGACCCGCTGCGCTATCTGGAACTGGCTGAGACGATCGAAGAGCGCGACCCGCATTATCTGGGCGTGCTCGGTACCCGCAAACGCTCGGTCAGCCAGATCGACATCACGGTCGAAGCGGCAAGCGATGATCCAGCCGACGTGGTCAAGGCCGATATGGTGCGCGAATGGTTGACGCGCGACGAGCTCAATGATGAGCTCTTCGACGTCCTCGATTGCATCGGCAAGGGCTATTCCTTCACCGAGATCATCTGGGATACGACCGAAGGCCAATGGCGGCCAACGCGGCTTGAGTGGCGCGATCCGCGTTGGTTCCGCTTCGAGCGGCGCGATCTGGCGACACCGGTGATGCTCGACGAAAGTGGGCAAGAGCGGCCGCTAGATCCGTTCAAGTTCGTCTTCGCAACTCTCAAGGCGAAGTCGGGGCTGAGCCTGCGCTCGGGGCTGGCCCGCGTTGCCGCCTGGGGTTGGATGTTCAAGGCGTTCACACAGCGTGACTGGGCGATCTTCACCCAGACCTTCGGCCAGCCACTGCGCGTCGGCAAATACGGCGCAGGGGCTTCGGAGGCCGACAAGGACACGCTCTTTCGCGCGGTGAGCCAGATCGCGGGCGACTGCGCCGCGATCATCCCCGAGTCGATGGCGATCGACTTCATCGAATCGAAGACCGTCGGCGCCAGTTCGGCACTCTACCGCGAACGCGCCGACTGGCTCGACCAGCAGATCTCGAAAGCGGTGCTGGGGCAGACCGCCACCACCGACGCGATCGCCGGAGGCCACGCGGTCGGCCAGGAACACCGCGAGGTGCAGCAGGACATTGAACGCGCCGATGCCAAGGCGCTGTCGGCCATTCTCAACCGCGATCTGATCCGCCCCTGGATCGACCTCGAGTTCGGGCCGCAAAAGCGTTACCCGCGCCTCAAGATCGCGCGGCCAGAGGTCGAGGACATCAAGGGGCTCGTCGAGGCGCTCGGCATATTGGTGCCGCTTGGGATGCGGGTCGGTGCCAGCGAGGTGCGCGACCGCCTGAAGCTCGCCGAACCTGCCTCGGGAGAGGAAATTCTGGGGCAAATGGCGCCACCTGTTGCGCCGGTCGCACCAGCGGGCGACCCTCAGGCAACGGATCGGGAGATTAAACGGGTTTCAGGCGAAATTAAACGGGTTGACGGGTTTCCACGACCAACGACAGCCCTCAGCGCGGAAGGCCCCTCAGCGGCGATTTCTGAGGCCCTCGCGCCAGAAGACATTTTGGCCGATCAACTGGCCGAAGAGGCCGCGCCCGAGATGGCAGCGATGCTCGGGAAGATCGAAGCGATGCTGGCGGCAGCGGGCTCGCTTGAGGAATTCGCCGAGATGCTGCGGGCGGGGTTTCCGTCGCTCGATGCGTCCGGGCTTGCCGAACGGATCGCGCAAGGCATGATCATCGCGCACGGCGCCGGGCGCGCGGCGGTGGAGGAGAGCGGTGGCTGACCTCAGCGCCAGTTTCCGGCGCCCCTTTGCCGAGCAGGTCGCGGCATTCCGGTTGCGGCTCGGCACACTCGCGCCCACCGCCCGCTGGGACGATCTGTGGCAGTCCGAGCACGACCGCGCCTTCATGGTGGCCGGGGCTACGAAGGCCGATCTGCTGGCCGACCTCGGGCTGGCGGTGGACCGGGCGATTGCCGAGGGTACCAGCCTCGAGACCTTCCGGCAGGATTTTCGCGGGATCGTCGAGAAACACGGCTGGCACGCCTGGACCGGCGAGGGCACCGCGAAGGGCGAGGCCTGGCGCACGCGGGTGATCTATCGCACCAACATGGCGACCTCTTACGCGGCCGGGCGGCACGCGCAGCTGGTGGCGGGCGGTTTTGCATTTTGGGTCTACAAGCACAGCGGCGCCGAGCACCCCAGGCTAGACCATCTTTCGTGGGATGGAGTGGTGCTCGAGGCGGATCATCCGTTCTGGGCCGCGCACTTTCCGCCCAACGGCTGGGGTTGCGGCTGCAAGGTGTTCGGTGCGCGCTCGCAGGATGGCGCCAAGCGGGTGGGCGGCAAGCCCGGCAAGGATCTGCCCGACAACTGGAACCGGATCGACCCGAAGACCGGCGCGCCGGTCGGCATCGGCAAGGGCTGGGCCTATGCGCCGGGCGCAAGTGTCGCCGACACGGTGCTGGCGCTGCGCGGCAAGCTTGATGTGCTGCCGGAGCGGCCGTCGATTGATCTGATCCAGAACTGGCTCACGTCGGATATTTTCGGAGCATGGCTGCTCGCGCCGCGCGGTGCCTTCCCGTTGGTGCGTATCAGCACCGATCAGGCAGCAGCGATCGGCGCCGAAAAGTTGGTGGCGGATATCTCGGTCGAGACTGCGCTGAAGCAGCTGCGCGAGCACCCCGAACTTTCAATCCTCGAATATGCAGAGGCGCAGCGGGTGGTCAGCGAGGCCACCCGCGTCATTCAGGACGGGCCACGTGCGCTGATATTTATTCTGGATGTTCCCGGCGCCAATGGGCACGTTCTGGTCGTGAAGGCCACGCAAACAGGCAAGGGGCTGTTCGTGACGAGCTTCCGGCGACTTTCTCGAGATCAGGTGTTGCGTGATGCGGAACTTCGACGGTTGCTTCAGAGGGCGGAAAAAGGTGCGGGCGGTGGGGCCCCCCTACCCGGATGATCCGGCTACCCCACATGGCGCTCCGATCCGAAGACCGTGCTACGGCCGGGAGAATATTACCGTGTCGCGCCCGCTAGAGGAAATATAGCCATGATCACCATCGAACTCAAGGATGCCGAGGTCAGCGCGATCCTCAATCGGCTGGGCGCCGCGATGTCGGACCTGACGCCGGTGATGCAGGAGATCGGCGAGCAGCTGGTGTTCGAGACCGAGCAGCGGTTTGCCCAAGGCGTGTCGCCAGGGGGTGCCCCTTGGGCGCCGAAGTCGGAGACGACGCTCGAGGCCTATGCCCGCCGCGGCGACAAGATCGACTTCCGGCCGCTCTTTGGCCCGAGCGGCAGGTTGCATTCGACGATCGATTATCGCGCGGGATCGGATTTCGTCGAAGTCGGGTCGGGTGCCGTCTACGCCGCGGTGATGCAGTTCGGCGCGGGCAAGGGGGCGTTCGGGGTCGACGCCGCAGGCCACCCGATCCCATGGGGGCCGATTCCTGCGCGGCCGTTCATCGGGATTTCCGAGATCGATCGCGCCAATATCATCGCCACGGTGACCGTGTGGATTGAAGGGCTCGCGGCGGGCAGCGACGGGGCTTGACCGCCTGGCGCGCGCGGGTGCAGCATTGATCCATCCCGGGTAGCCCGCGTCTCCGCACACCGTTGCGGATGTAACGCGAAGCGATCGGCGGCGATGATCGCCGCCATGAACACCAGGCATCTCACTCTCACCCCGGTCTTGATGGCCGCCCAGGACGCCGCTGCCAACGCGGCGGCGCCCGACTGGGTGCATCTTCTGCCGGGCAGCGCGGGCGGGATCAGAACCGCCGACGCGCGAGGCCCCTATCATGTGACCGATCCCGCCACGCTGATCACCGCGTCCTTCGCCGAAGCCGACCGGCTGCCGATCGACGAAAATCATGCGACCGACCTCGCGGCGCCGCTGGGGCAGCCTTCGCCCGCGCGCGGCTGGATCGTCGAGATGCAGGCCCGTGCCGACGGCATTTGGGGCCGCGTCGAATGGACAGAGGCGGGGCGTGCGCTGGTCGCCGACCGCGCCTATCGGGCGATTTCCCCTGTCGTGCTGCACGACACCGCCAAGGCGATCACGCGGATCCTGCGTGCGAGCCTCGTCAACCGACCCAACCTGCGCGGACTGGCCGCGCTCAATCAGGAGAGCGATGTGAAACCGCTTCTGGAACGACTGGCCGAGCTTTTCGGCCTCGACGCGGCCTCCGGTGAGGACGCCGTTTTCAACGCCGCTCAGGCGGCGAAGGGCGCCGGTGCTCCGGCGCTGCAATCGCAACTGGCCGAAATCGGTCAGGTGTTCGGCGTCACCGGCGACGGTGCAGTTGTGCTTGAGGCCGCGCGCAAGGCGGCACAAAAGCCGGGCGAGGCGCCCCAGGTGGTGGCGCTGCAGGCCGAGCTGACCACGGTCACCACACGCCTCAACACACTGACTGAAAGCGTGGCGCGTGAGAAGGCGACGGGCTTTGTCGACGGCGCGATCCAGGCGGGCCGGGTCGGCGTGAAGCCTCTGCGCGAGCACTACATCGCCATGCACATGGAAGATGCCGCGCGCGTCGAAAAGGAAATTGGCGCGCTGCCGATCCTCGGTCGCTCGGGCACTGTTGCCGCCGCGCCGTCTTCGCCCGCGGGCGAGATCGCGCTGCAATCCGAGCAGACGGCCGCCGTCAAGATGCTCGGCCTCGATCCCACGAAATATGCCGCGACGCTCAAAGCCGAGCGCGCCCATGAGGAGGCTCTCTGATGTCTGCCCTGACCCAAGACCGCAACACGCCGATGGCGCTTGGTGATCTGCGCGAAGGCGCGGTTGCCGCCGCCGTAAAGCTTTTCGCAGGTGCCATCGTGATGCGCAACGCCACCGGGTTCCTCACGCCGGGCGCCACCGCGACCGGGCTGGTCGGTGTCGGCCGAGCCGAGGCGCAGTTCGACAACTCGGCTGGTGCTGCTGGCGATATCCAGGCGCGCTATCGCCCCGGCGTCTACCGTTATGCCAACTCGGCCGCGGCCGACGCGATCACGGCCGCCGAGATCGGGAAGGCCTGTTACGCGGTCGATGACCAGACGGTCGCCAAGACCTCTGCCACCAACACCCGCTCAAAAGCGGGGGTGGTCGAGATGGTCGATGCCCAGGGCGTCTGGGTGCGTTTTGACGAAGCCCTGACCCGCGTCACGGCCTGAGAGGAGCAACCCTGATGATCATCAATTCCGCCAACCTCGACGCCCTGCGCGTCGGTTTCAAGACCTCTTTCCAGGGAGGTCTTGGGCAAGCTGCAAGCCAGCACCTGCGTATTTCCACGGTCGTTCCCGCGACCACGAAGGAGCAGAAGTATGGCTGGCTCGGCAAGATCCCGAACGTGCGCGAATGGATCGGCCCGCGTGCTGTACAGAACCTGCAAAGCCACGACTACGCGATCAAGGAAAAGCCGTGGGAGCTGACCATCGGTGTCGATCGCGACGACATTGAAACCGATAACCTCGGGATTTACGCGCCGATGTTCGCCGAGATGGGCCAGTCGACCGGCTCGAAATGGGACATGCTGGTGTTCGATCTGCTGAAGGCCGGATTTGCCACCGAGTGTTACGACGGTCAGTACTTCTTTGACACCGACCACCCGGTGCTCGACGCCGACGGGGCCCCGGTCTCGGTCGCCAACACCGACGGCGGCGCCGGTACGCCCTGGTTCCTGCTTGACGTCAGCCGCATGCTGAAGCCGATCATCTTGCAAAAGCGCAAGGATTTCGAGTTCGTCGCCATTGACCGGCTGACCGACGACAACGTTTTCCGGAACAAGGAATTCCAGTACGGGGCAGACGCGCGGGGCAATGCGGGCTTCGGCTTCTGGCAATTCGCCTGGGGTTCGAAGCAGACCCTCGACGCCACCCACTACGCAACAGCGCGTGCGGCGCTGAGCGGCATGAAGGGCGACTATGGCCGCCCGATCGGGATCATGCCGAACCTTCTGGTGGTGCCGCCTGCGCTCGAAAGTGCGGCGCGCAAGATCCTGAACTCGGAATACGCCACGGGCGGCGAGACCAACGAGTGGAAAGGCACCGCCGAACTTCTGGTCGTGCCCTGGCTCGCCTGACGCTCGGTTTTTCCAGAGGGGGCGGGTGCCGCTCGCCCCCTTCGATAAGCCAAGAGGAGAAAAGCGATGGCACGAAAGCCCAAGACGCTGCCCGCGGGCACCGACCCTGTGCAAGTCAACCCCGCCGCCCATGAGCAGACGGGGACCGCCGGGGAGGCGGCAGTCGCGCAAGCGGTCGACCTCCCCGGCAACATCGTCGCGCCCGGGGCGCCGCAGGTGATCCCGCGCGGCACCGAGGCTGTGATGCTGACGATCACCGGCCCGAAACACGGCCGCCGCCGCATCGGGCGCCAGTTCGGGACTGAGCCGGTGGTGATTGCCGCGGCCGATCTGACCGAAGCCGAGCGTTCGGCGCTGGCAGCCGATCCACTTTTGAAGATCGACGTCAGCGCCAGCTGACGCGACGGGCCGATTGTTCCCCCCCGGCCCCGATGCTCCTGCCAAGGAGCCTGCCTGGCGGCGGTGATGTCGCCGCCAGGACCCTGAAACCCGGAAAGGCCAAGGCGCATGTCCTACATCACGCAAGCCACGCTGACCGACCGCTTTGGCGCGCACATGCTGGTGGCACTGACCGACCGGGGCGACGTTGCCACCGGCGCGATTGATGCCGTCGTGGTGGCGCGGGCGCTCGCCGATACCGATGCCGTGATCGATGGCTATCTGGCCGCGCGCTACGCGCTGCCGCTGGCTGAGGTGCCCGCGCTCATCGCCGACATCGCGGGCGCGATCGCGATCTGGAAGCTGCATCTTGCAGCCGCCGATCCGAAGATCGAAGCCGATTACAAGGACGCAATCCGCATGCTGCGCGACATCGCCTCGGGCGCGGTGCGACTGTCGGTGGCAGGTGCCGAGCTCGGCGTCAGCGGCGGCACCGGCGTGCGCATCACCGACCGTGAACGGCCGCTGACCGAGGCGAACATGAAAGGCTTCATCTGATGCTGGTCGCCGATGTCATCGCCCGGATCGACGCCCAGGTGGTGGGCCTTGCAGGCCGCACCGAGGGGGCGGCACAGTTCGCCGACCTGATGGCGCGCAAGGCGCTGCCGCAGGTGACGCCCGCCGCGCATGTGCTGCCGCTCGGGCTGCAAGGCGGGCAGGTGCAATCGGCGGCGGGCATGTTTGTGCAGGGCGTCGAGGAAGTGGTCGCGGTGGTGCTGACGTTTCGCTCGCACGAGCGCACCGGCAGCGGCGCGCTGGCGCCGCTCGACCAGGTGATCCGCGCGGTGATCGACGCGATTGCCGGCTGGGGGCCCGACTCCGCCGTTGGCGCGTTTTCACTCAGGCGCGGCGCGGTGATCAGCATGGCGGCTGGCACCATCGTCTACCAGCTCGAGTTTTCCATTTCCGACCAGCTGAGGATTGCGACATGACCCACACCCTTCCCGCCGCGGGCGGCAGTTACATCCGCGCGACCGATGGCACGCTCAAGCCCGCCGGGGCACCCGAGGTGCCCGCCGCCACCCCGAAACCCGCCCCGAAACCTGCCCCGAAAAAGGAGGCGTAAATGGCCATTAAATGGCGCACAAAGATCCTGCTGGCCAAGATCGAAACCAGCTACGGCGTCGATGCCGCCCCGAGCGGCGCGGCCAACGCTATCCTTGCCACCGATGTTGCATTGACACCGATGGATGGCTCCGACGTCAGCCGCAATCTGGAACTGGCCTATCTCGGGGCGCAGGCGACGATCCCTGCGGAACTGAACGCCAAGCTCACCTTCAAGGTCGAGCTGGCAGGCTCCGGCGCAGCGGGCACTGCCCCGGCCTGGGGCCCGCTTCTGCGCGGCTGCGGCGTGGCTGAAGTGATCTCGGCCGGGGTGTCTGTTGCCTACAACCCGGTCAGCGAGGCCCATGAGTCGTTGACGCTGCACCTCTGGATCGGCGACACGCGCTATGTGCTCAAGGGCGCGCGTGGCAACGCCAAGATCAACGTCGGTGCGCAGGCAATCCCCTATCTCGAATTCAGTTTTACCGGGCTGTTCAGCGCACCCGCCGAGACCGCGCGCGTCATACCCACGCTTACCGGGTTCCAGAAACCCGACCTCGCCACCAGCGCAAACACGCCGGTGTTCACGCTCGATGCGGCGGCGCTGGTGCTGCGCTCGTTCGTGCTCGACCTTGGCAACCAGATCGAAAACCGCTTCCTGATCGGCTCCGAAGCGGTGCTGATCACCGAGAAAGCCGATACGATCGAGGCCAAGGTCGAAGCGGTGGCGCTGACAACCTTCAACCCGTTCGCGAAGGCGCTCGCGCAGGACAGTGTGGCGCTGGCGCTGACCCACGGCACGGTTGCGGGCCAGATAGCGGCGCTCAGTGTGCCCGCCGCGCAGATGCAGCGCCCGCAGGGGCTCGAGAACGCTCAGAACATCAAGGAATGGCCGCTGCGCCTGGTGCCGCTGCCCGGTACCGGCAACGACCAGTGGACCCTCACCCTCACCTGATCCTGCGGAGACAACATGTTCAAGATCATCCAGAACCCCGAGTTTACCCATGCCGTACCGGTGCAGGTGCCCGCCGACGGTGGCCACCGCGAAGAGGTGCTGAAGGCTCGGTTTCGCGTGCTTTCGGGCGCGGGCGATGACGTCTTTGCGCTGCGCACGAACGAGGAGATCGGCAGTTTCCTCGCCCGCGCCGTGGTGGGGCTGGAGGACATTGTCGACGATGACGGCGCGCCGGTGCCCTATTCCGATGCGGTGCGCGACCAGGTTCTGGCACTTCCTTACGCACGCACGGCGCTGCTGCGCACCTATATCGCGGCAGTCACCAAGGCCCGCGCGGGAAACTGACAGCCGCCGGGCGGGCCTGGGCGCGGGGCGAGCTTGGCGGGGCGGGCGAAGACGAGGCGGCGGCAGATGCGCGCCGCTGGGGGCTGGAGCTGGAAGCGGGTGCGACGCCCGAGGCGGGCCCTGGCATCTGGGCGGAAAACCTTGCGGCTCTAGAGGCGTTTCTAAGCGTCGCGACACAGTGGAGGATGGTGGCAGGAATGGGCGGCGTGGCGGTGACAGGGCTTGATTATGCGGGCGCCCGCGCCGGGCTCGATCTGGCCGGGATCGCCATGACACCCACGCTTTGGGCTGATCTGCGACAGATCGAGCACGGCGCGGTGGCCGCGATGAACGAGGCGCGGCAATGAGCCAGGCCTTCGTTCTTTCCGGCAAGATCACGATGGACGCCAAGGCGGCGGTGGCAGGCCTTGACGCCACCACTGCGGCACTCGGTGAAACCAAGGCCGCCGTCGCGGGTTTTGGGCAGGGTGCCAACAGCCTGAACAACGATCTGCAGGTGGCCTCGACCGCCATGCAACAGATGATTGAAGCAGCGACCGGAGTTCGGGAGGCTACCGAATTGTCTGCCGCCGAAATGCTGGTCTACGGCGAAGAGCTCGACCGCATTCGCGCCCGGTACAATCCGCTCTTTGCTGCATCCCGCGCCTATGAACTCGAGCTGCGCGAAATCGCCGCCGCCGAGCAGCTCGGCGCGCTTTCCGCAAACGAGGCTACTCAGGCACGGGAACGCGCGGCCCTGGCAATGACCCCGATGACCGCGCAGGCCCGCGCGCTTGGCGTGGAGATGAGCCGCAGCTTCGCGCTTGGCGGCAATCAAGCCAAAATGCTCGCGATGCAGCTCTCGCAGGTCGGGCAACAGGCGATGGCGGGCGGCGGATTTATTCGGGCGCTGGCCATCCAGTTGCCGGATATCGGCTTGGCCTTTGGCACCGTGGGAACCGCAGTCGGGCTGCTCGCGGGTATCGCGCTGCCCGCCTTGGTCAGCGCATTTCGGGATGCCGGAGATGCCGAACTCACGGCGGAAGCGCAGATCAAGAACCTGACTGGCGCACTCGATGCCTACAACAGCTACACGGAAATCGCGAAAAAGACGACGAAAGAGCTCAACGCCGAATTTGGGTCGTCCGCCGAAACACTGAGGAACTTTTCGCGGTATCTTGCCGACGTATCGGTCGGCCGCGCGCTCGACGCTTTGGCCACGGAAGGCAATCCGTTGCTCGGAGAGCTGCGGGACGCAGTAACCGCAGTCCATGAACTCGATGCCGCGACACAGCGCTCCGCCAGTCTGATATCGGGCTGGGGCGGCGCCACATCGGAACAGATCCTGACCGCGAAAGAGGCTCTCGGGGGTTTTCAGGATAGCGTGGACGACGCGGCCGCGAAGCTCGGCATGCTCCCGGAGCAGGCGGTGGCAATTTCGGCGGCATTTGACAGGTTATCGACCGCGCAAAGCATGACCGAGATCAGGGATCGCGCTGCCGAGGTCCTGACCGAAATTCAGCAGTTCTTCCCTGAGGGTGCCAGGCTGCCGCCAAAGCTGGCCGAGGTGGCGGAGCTTCTGAATGAAATTGCCGCCAAGGCCGCGCGGGGTGTTGCCTCGGCTGAAGAATTGGCGGCGCTCGATATCGCTGGCGGTATCCGCTCCGCTGCGGATGAGGCGCGGCGCCTGGCCGACGAGCTGCTGGCGGCGGTGGGTGCCGCGCAGTCGCTGGCGTCGCAGGGCGGAGCAGCGCTGCGCGACGCCAAACTGCGCTTTGAATTCCGCGATGATCCGGTGCGGCTGGCGGCCGAGCTTGCTGGAGCACAATTCGATGCGCGCACGCGGATTCCGCAGAATGCCGATCCGACCATCAAGGCAGTCATCGAGGCGAACCGGCGGCAGGCGGTCGCCGATGCGGCCGAGATCGCGCGCAGCAATGCCGCGCTTGCCGAGTGGCAACGCAACCAGCGCTCCGCCGCTGGCGGCACAGAAAAGCAGCGCTCGGCGCTCGCCGATCTGATCGACGCGCAAATGCAGGAACTCGCAATCCTGCGCGAAACCGACCCGGTGCAAAAGGAGATGCTGAAGCACCGCGAAGCACTGGCGGGCGCCACCGATGCCGAGCGGCAGATGGTCGAGGAACTGATCGCCGCACATATCCGCGAACAGGCCCAGATGCAGGCGCTGCAGGAGACGCAGGACTTCTTCACCGGCACGCTTTACGACGCCTTCGAGGGGCTGATTTTGCGCGGCGACAGCCTGACGGAGGTGCTGCACAACATCGTTTCGGCGCTCGCCCGCGCCGCCTTGCAGGCAACGCTCTTGGGCACCGGGCCGCTTGCAGGGCTGTTCGGAACTTCGGGCGGCGGCGGGTTGCTGACCATGCTTTTCAAGGCGGTCGTTCCTGGCAAGGCCGAGGGCGGCATGATCACCGGGCCCGGCTCGGGCACCTCGGACGATGTGCTGATCGCCGCCTCCTCGGGCGAATTCGTGATGACCGCCGCCGCCACGCGCCGCCACCGGCACCTGCTCGAGGCGATGAACGCGGGGGCGCATATCCCCGGCTTCGCGCGCGGCGGTGCGGTGGGCGGGCAGGCGCGCGGGGGCGGAGCAGCGGCGGCCGAGGCAGCGCCTGCCAACATCACCATCGATCTGCGCGGCGCACGCGGCAATGCCGAGATCGAGGCACTGGTGGCGACGGGCATCCGCCGCGGCCTTGCCGAATACGACCGCTCGGCACTGCCGCTGCGGGTGCGGCAGATTTCTTCTGACACGCGGAGGATCGGCTGATGGCGCTCGCCTTTCCGCTTGCCCGCGAAAGCTTCTTCGATCTGCTGCCGGTGCAGAGGATCACCTTTGATTGCCCCGAGCAGGTGCAAACGGCGCGCACCGGCGGCGGCGAAATCCTCGCCGCCGACCTTGGCCCCCGGCTCTGGTCGGGTGAGGTGACACTCGGTCGGCTGACCCGCGCCGAGGCTGCGTCGGTATTGCCGCTGTTGTCGGTGCTGCGCAGCGCCGGGGCCTCGTTTCTGGCCTATGACGTGACACGGGCGGCGCCGCTCGCTGACCCGACTGGCTCGATCCTTGGCGCTGCAACGCCCGAGATCCTCGAACTGGTGGCCGGGTCGCGCGAGCTGCGGCTCGGCGGGCTGCCGGCAGGATACATAGTGAGCAGCGGCGACTATCTCGGCTTTGCCTATGGCAGCGGCCCGGTGCGTCAGGCGTTGCACCGGGTGGTGACCGGCGCGGTGGCGGCGGGCGATGGCAGCACCGGCACGATCGAGGTGACACCGCCCCTGCGCCCCGGTGCGAGCCTCGGCGCCGCGGTCACACTCGTCAAACCGGCAATCAAGGCGGTGATCGAGCCCGGCTCGACCGACCCCGGCGCGGTTACGCGCTGGCTGACCGAGGGCATCGCCTTCCGCTTCATCCAGACGCTCAGGTAAGGAGGGGCAATGCGCACATTCGGGGCAATGACCGGCGCCTACCTTGCGGCGCGCGATGGCATCCAGGCGCGGCTGCTGATCTGGGTGCGCGCGCGCAACCGCGCCACCGGTGCCGAAGAGGCCCTCGGGCTCTGGACCGGCGACGATCACCAGAGCTTCCTGATCGACGGCGCCTCTCGGCTTTACTATGGCGCGGGCGGGGTACTCGGTGTCGAGCCGATCACCATGCAGTCGGGCATCGTGGTGCGGATGCACCGCATCACTTTGGCGCCGACCGCGCCCGAAGTGGCGGTCGCAATCCGCGGCTATGACGCGCGCCTCGCCCCGGTGGAGATCCACCGCGCCTTTTTCGCGCCTGCTTCTGGCGAGTTGATCGAGGCGCCGCACCGGGTATTCAAGGGCTGGATCGATGCCATTTCGCTGCCCACGCCCGAGGTGGGCGGGCAGGGCGCCGTCGAGGTGACGCTCGCCAGTTCCGCCCGTGCCCTGACGCGGCCGCTGGCGCTGAAGAAAAGCGACGAAAGCCAGCGGCGGCGCAGCGATGACCGGTTGCGGCGCTACACCGACATTTCCGGGTCAGTCGACGTCTATTGGGGCGAAGCCAAGGCAGCGAGGAAATGACCGAACGCACCGCCCCCCTGACGCGACTGCCCGACTGGAAACCCCGGCTCACCGCCTGGCTTGGCGCCACCGCGCGGCGGCCTTTTGCCGAGGGCGAAAACGACTGCGCGCTCTTTTTTGCAGGGGCTGTCGAGGCGATGACCGGAACCGACATCGCGGCGCGCTGGCGCGGACGGTATTGCACGACCAAGGCGGGCCTGCGCGCGCTGCGCAGGGCGGGGTTCGCCGACCACGTGGCACTTGCCGCAACTCTCTTCGATGAGGTGCCACCGGCCTATGCGCGCATCGGTGACTGCGCAGTGGTGCCGACTGCGGAGGGGCCTGCGCTCGGCATCGTGCAGGGCGAATTGATTTACGTTCTTGGGCCTGCGGGCCTTTCGCGGCTGCCGCGCGCACGTGCCACGCGCGCCTTCAGGGTGGGCTGAGCGATGCCGCAAGTATTCGCCGCTGTTGGCGCCGCCGTTGCTGCATTCAGCGCCTCCGCAATCGGGACGTTCCTGACCCAGACCATAATCGGTCGACTGCTGGTCTCGGTGGCGCTTTCGGCGCTGGCACAGGCGCTGGCGCCCAAGCCTCGGTCCCCGGGGATCAAGACCACCGCCACCGCTTCTGGTGGCACCAACCCACAGAGCTTCATTATTGGGCAATACGCCACGGCGGGCTTTGCGATTGCCCCGCCGATGAGCCACGGCACGAGCGGCAAGACCCCGAACGCCTACCTCACCTATGTGATCGACCTTGGCGACATCCCAGGCCAGATGCTGAGCGGCCTGATCATCGACGACGGATACGTGGAAATTGACAACACGATCGAGAGCGTCGGCGGCAGCACGCTGTTTTCCGGGCTGCCTGGCTGGCTGACATTCCCGAACTGGCCGGATCCGTTCGGCCTGTTCCCGCACACCAGCGAGGTCACCTATGGCCGCCCGCTGCTCGGCAAATATCACGGCTACGCCTGGGTCACCTATTACGACGGCACGCAAACCGCCGCTGACCCGATGCTGCTCGCGCAATACGGCACCGATCCGGACCGGCCCTGGAAGCCCGATATGGTCGGCACCGGGCTTTGCTATGCGGTGCTGACCTTCCGCTACAATCGGGAACTGTTCAACGGCCTGCCGCGGGTGCGTTTCGTGCTGGCCGGGATCCCGCTTTACGATCCGCGCGCCGACGATACCGTGGGCGGCAGCGGCGCGCAGCGCTGGTCGGACCCGGCAACCTGGGCGCCAAGTGCCAACCCGGCGGTGCAGATCTACAACATCCTGCGCGGTATCACGCTGCCGGACGGCTCGATCTGGGGCGGTGAGAGTGCTGCCGAAGACCTGCCGACGGGCGCCTGGTTCGCCGCGATGAACGAGTGCGACGTGCCGGTGGTGCTTGCCGCGGGCGGCAGTGAGCCGCAGTACCGCACGGGCTTTGAAGTGACCGTTGAAGAGGAGCCTGCAAGCGTCATTGAAGAGCTGTTGAAAGGCTGTTCAGGGCAGATGTCCGAAATCGGCGGTGTCTGGAAAATCCGCGTCGGCGGGCCCGGCCTGCCGGTCTATGTGTTCACCGACGACGACGCCATCGTGACCGCGGCGCAGGGATTTGAGCCTTTCCCCGGCCTCGATCGGACGTGGAACGGTATTCAGGCGAGTTACCCCGAGCCCTCGAGTCTCTGGGAAAGCAAGGACGCGCCGCCGCGGTTCAACGCCGATTATGAGGCGCTCGACCAGAACCGCCGCCTAGTGGCGGATCTGAGCCTGCCCGCTGTGCCCTACGGTGCCCAGGTGCAGCGCGTCATGCGCGCCTACATCGAAGAGGAGCGCCGCTTTCGCCGCCACAGCCTGACGCTGCCGCCTGATGCCGCAATCCTCGAGCCGCTCGACGCGGTGGTCTGGACCAGTGCCGCGAACGGCTATGAGGCAAAAGTGTTCGAGGTCTCCGAATGCGTCGATGACCTCGGCACCGGATTGCAGCAGGTCAGTTTGCGCGAGCGCGACCCGGCCGATTACGACTGGACCCCCGCTGATGAGTTGCCCTGGGAGGCGTCACCGGGTGGTATCACGCTGCCCCCGGCGCCAATTCTGCCCGGGGTTACGCTCTCGACCGAGGTGCGGATCCGCAACCAGCAGCCGGTGGGCGTGCTGATCATCGACGTCGCCTGGGCAGGCGGATATGTCGACAGCGCCGAGGTGCAGTATCGCCCCACCGGCGATGCGGTCTGGCGCGATGTCGGGGCGAGCGGCGCCGGGCGTTTCGAGGTCTCGGGCATCGAGGCGGTGGAATACGACGTGCGGGTGCGCGCGGTCAGCGTGCTCGGCACCAATTCCGACTGGCTCGAGCTGCTCGGCTATCCGGTCGCGCTGCCCGGCCTGCCGCCCGCCGACGTCACCGGATTTGATATCGCCATCACGGGCGCTGTGGCCCACCTGACCTGGGACCCGGTGCCCGACGAGGATTTGTCGCATTACATCATTCGCTGGTCACCGAGCGTGACGGGGGCAAGCTATTCGAACGCGGTGACGCTGGTGCCGAAAGTGCCGCGGCCCGGCACCTCGGTCACCACGTCGGCGCGCACGGGGACGTATTTCATCAGGGCAGTCGACAAGCTCGGCAACGAAAGCCTGAACCCGGCGGCGATCGTTACCACGATCGCGGGCGTCGAGGGGCTGAACGCGGTCGAGGCGGTGACAGAGGAACCGGGGTTCACCGGCGCCGAAGTCCGGTTCAGCGAAGTGCCGGGGCTCTTTGCCGCCGCCTCCGGCCTCTTCTCCGCAGCAGGCGGCACGGTGAAACCCACGAGCCGCAGCGGCCTCGGGCTGGTGCTGACCGACTATTCCGCGCCTGGCAGCGGCATCTACGAGTTTCGCACGGTCGTCGATCTCGGCGCGCGCTACACCTCGCGGCTGACCGCGCGGGTCGAGGTGATCCGGCTCGATGACACGGCCGGGATGTTCGCGGCCGCACCAGGCCACTTTTCGGCCCGCCAGGGCCTCTTTACCGGCGATTCCAATGCCGCCGATACCGAGGTGGTGGTCGAGGTGTCGACCTCGGACGATATGGTGGCCTGGAGCCCTTGGCGCGCGCTCAGTGTGGGCGATTTCACGGCGCGCGGGTTTCGCTTCCGCGCTGTGCTTTTCACAGCCAGTGCCAATGTCACGCCCTTTGTCACCGGGCTTGCCGTCGAGGTCGACATGCCTGACCGCACCATCGCCGCGGCCGACCTCGAAGCGGGTGCCGGGGGCATGGTCGTCAACTTCACCCCCGCTCTCCGCGGCCTTTCCGGGCTTGGCGTCTCGGCGCAGGGCCTCGCGAGCGGCGACTATTACGAGATCACCGGCAAGAGCGCCGCCGGTTTCACCATCCAGTTCAGAAACGCGGCGGGGGACGGCGTGGCGCGCAGCTTCGACTACGTCGCCCGCGGCTATGGAGTAGCATCATGAGCCAGAACGATTTTGTGGTGGCGGACCAGACCTTTCCGTCGATCCTCGCCGATTTCAACGCGGCGTTTCAGGCGCTGGCCTCGGCCTCGGCCGGGGCGGCGGCACCCGGCACCACCTACCCCTATCAGCTCTGGGCCGACACCACGAACAACCTGCTGATGATGCGCAATGGCGCCAATACTGCCTGGCTGACACTGGCGAAGTTCGACACCGTGAACAATCGCTGGGAGGTGCGCAGCGATGTGGTGCAGGCGCTGAGCACTGGCGGAGTAACCGTTCGCAATTCGGCCGGGACGGCGTTGGCGACCTTCAGCGACAGCGGCATCACTCTCTTCACTGGCACCTGGAGAGTGAAGAATGCAGCGGGCACCGAAACGCTGATCGAGGGCTTTGCCGATGGCGGCATCTACCTGAAATACAACAATTCGAGCAAAGCGTGGACCACCAACACCGGGCTGACGGTCTCGGGCACGCTTACGGCCGATTTGATCAATGGTGCCGCCCTGGCTTCACAGGCCGAAGCGGAGGCGGGCACCGACAACACCAAGATCACCACGCCGCTGCGGGTGGCGCAGGCGATTGCAGCGCTGGCGCCTGCCGCGACCACACTCGCCGATATTGCCGCCGCAACAGCCGGAGCCGTTGGCACACTCGCATTTGCGCGCCGGACCACGGGCACGACCGACGTGACATTTGGAACCACCTTGGCGGGCAGTTCGCTGTCGCCAGTATCAGCAGCGGCAACTGTCAGTTCGGCGTCGGGTGTTGTAACCGCCTCTCTCGCGACCGGGACGGCCCTTTCGGGGACATGGCGATGCCTTGGCAACTACGACCACACGGTCACGGCTGGGCCTGATGGATCTGGAAACTTTGTGACTCTCGGCGGGGCAACTCTTTGGGTGAGGATTTCGTGATGGAATGGAAGAACCCGACCTACAACGCCGTTGGCACCATCGACATTGACCTAAACCACCCCTCGTTCGGCTGGATACCGTTCACCGTATCGCCTGATGATACCGGGGCGGCGTTCGACGTGAAGGCCCTGCATTACGAAATTCTGGCGGGAGACATAGCGCCGTTTGTGCCCCCGCCTGCGCCTACACCACCCCCGCTCGACGAGGTGAAATCCCGCGCCATTTCCGCCATGCTGGCTTGGGCCGGTGACTTCATGGGCCGCTTTACCGCAGACACGCCCTTGGACGAGCGGCTATCGTGGGATGCGAAAGAGGCGGCGGCGCGGGCGCATATCGCTGGCACGGCGGATGCCGCGCAAGTGGAATTGCTGCAAGCCGAGGCGGCGTTGACGGGCGAGACGGTCGATAACCTGTCGCTACTGATCCTCGCCAACGCCGAGTTGTTCCGGCAGATCGTCGGGCGCGTGTCTGGCCTGCGGCGGGTCACACGGGACGCGATCAACGCGGCAGAGACGCCCGAGGCGGTGCAGGCGGTGCTGGACGTGGCCAAGGCACAGGCTCTGGCGATGGCCGCAGCCTTGGGGATTGCCCCATGACGGCGCGTCGAAACCCGCTGCGGCAGTTGGGGCACGTCCTTTACGAGGTCGGTTTCAAGCTGGCTTCGCTGGTTTCCGAGGCGCTCAACGCGTTGGTTTTCGGCGGATCAACCCATATCACCACCTCGGCCGAGGCGGGCACCTGGTCACGTCCTTCATGGATGACCGAGGCCGAGGCCGACGCTTCGCCCAGGGTTGCGGCCTGGCGGCGGCGCGAGCGGATCATCAACCGCCTGCTCGCCTGGTGGGAAAAGGATCATTGCGCCAAGGCACGGGATGCTGCTGTGCTTCGCGCGAGATGGACACTTTACCGCTGCGGCGAGGGGCCGAAACCCGACGCCGGGACCGAAGGCTGA